CATGGCCGGCGCCGGTGTAGCCGCCGCGCATCCAGCCGTCGGCCGCGTTGCCGCCATAGCCGCCGTCCATGCCGCCGTAGCCGCTGTCGCCGATCCCGCCGTAGTCGCCGCCACCGCCGCCACCATTACCGCCGCCGGGATCGCCGCCGCCCCAACCTGCGCTCTCAGGGCCAAAGCCCTCGGAGATCGCCGCGTTCATGTCGTTGACGGCCTGCTGCCCCTCTGGCGAAAACCCGCCTGCGTCGCCGCTGGTGGCGCCGCCACTGGTCACGCCGCCGCTGAACGCCGACAGCGGCGCCTCGGCAAAGGACTCGAAGCCGATCGCGTTGCCGAACTGGTCGGTGGCGCTCGTGCCGGCCAAACCCAGCGTGGCGTTGTTGGCGAAAGCCGAGCCGAACGACACGCCCGGCGGCAGGCCCATCGTCTCCAGATCCTGGTTCAGACCGCGCACGTCCGCGTAGGTGCCGAGCGCGCCGACTGCCAGGCCAAGCCCCGGAATACCCATTGCAGCACCGGCCAGCGTGCCCAGTGCCCCGCCCAGCCAGCCATACGGCGCCGTGCCGAAGCCGCGCTCCGCGTTGCCAGCCTGCGGACCAGGATCGCCCCGCGCATCGCCCGTGCCGGCGCCCTGCCCCATCTCCTCGGGCGCGCTGCCGGTCAGCAGCCCGCCGCCCGCATTGGTCAGAGACGGCCCCGGCTGCTGCGGCGCAGGCGGCGGCTGGAAACTCGGCGCCTGCGGCTCATACAGATCCGCCAGCGCGTTCTGTCGCGCCGGCTGCGCCGGATACGCCCCGGTCCACAGGCTCGGGTTGTAGCCAAGCCCCGTGGCATAGCGCGATGACAGCATGCCTCAGACCTCCCCGAGCGTCTCGCGCCGCCACCGCAGCGCGGGATCGGCCGACAGCAGCCGCTTGCGCGCATAGGCCGCTTGCAGGTTGCGATAGCCGCGCGCCGCCTGCTCCAGCACGAGCGCGGGCACCTGCACGCCGAACACCGCGGCCAGCCGCAACGTGAGGTTCGCCCGCAGCGCCTCGTTGTGCGACGCCGGCACCGCCAGGTCGGTGTTGAGCGTCACCGTGCCCAGCCCGAGCGGGATCGCGTCCAACTCCCACGCCGCGAGCATGTCGTTCAGCGTGGCGAGCCCCACGTCGGCATCCTCCGCGCTCGGCGTCTCGATGGCGTCCACCACGCCCAACTCGCGCAGGCTCCGCGTGATGATGTCGCGCGCGGTCGTCATGGCGCGGCCTTACGCAGGCGACGGGGGCCACGCTTCACGGGCTCTGGCGCAGGCGCCGGCTGCTCGGACGCTTCCGCCGCGGGGCGCCAGTCAGCCGGGCTCACCCAGCCCTCCGGCACGTCCTCCGGGCGCTCAAACACGCGCCCCTCGCCGCTCGGCGACTTGCGCCAGGCGGGCCAGTCTCTGCTCATGCCGCCAACTCCTGCGCGACCTTCTGCCGCTCAAGCCAGAACTCGTGCAAGTTGCCCCGCCAGCCATGCAGGCCGTGGTGAACCAGCGTGATGTTCGGGTCGATCCACAACTGGCCGCCCAGCGCACGCCAGCGGCGGCAGAACGAGTAATCCTCGCCGTAGTGCTCCCGGCCCTCGCGGATGCGCGTGAACCAGTCCCAGCACTTCACGCGCTCGGCGCCCTGCTCATACCAGGCGTCTGGCGCCGCATCGCGCATGCGCTCGAACACCTCGCGCCGGATCAGCGTGAAGCCCATGGCGAGGCAATCGCACTCGATCAGGAAGCCCCGCCCGTCCTTGCGCGGCACGCCGATGGGCTCGCCATCCTCTTCGCGGGTCTGCGCCGTCCAGCGCATCCAGGCGTTCTTCACGCGGTAGGAACCGCCGATTACGGGCACCTTCGCCGTCAGCAGGCGCTCGATGCCGTCCGCGTCCCACTCCATGTCGTAGTCGAGGAACAGGAGGTGCGTCGCATCGCCCTCAAGCATGCGCGCGACGTGCCAGTTCCGCATGTCGTCCACATACGCCGCCGAGCCGAGCGACCAAAACTTGCTGGCGATGCCCGCCTGGTCGAGCATGCGCCGCGTCTGGTCGAGGGCGTGAAGGAAGGGCGCGAACGCCCTTCCCTCCGTGAAGCCCGTCGCGATAACGAGATTCAAGCGTCAGCCGCCGAGGCCGAGAGTCCGCAGCGCGGCGGTGATCTCGATCAGCCGGCTGTTGATCGCGTCGGCCTGCGTCGAAGAAGCGAAGCCCCAAGGCGTGGTCGAGGTCGCCGCCGTGGTGGTGGTGTAGGCGCCGACTGTCGGCCGGGAGATCGGCGTGGCGCCGTAGAAACCGACCTTGCCGGCGGTCTGGCCGACGAGAACGCCGTCGTCGTCGCCGTCGTGAAGCTGCTGAGGCATGTCCTGCTGTTCCTGCTTTCTGGGTGACAAGAAAGGCGGCGCCCGTCAGGACGCCGCCTCATACTCACGAGCCGCTGAGACGCACCGCGAGGCGCGCATCGATAGCCTTGACCCCGTAGAGGATGTCGAGGCGGATGCGCTCCACGTCGTTCGTCATGTCGTAGTCCTTGATGATGCGGACCGACATGCCGTCAGCGCTCTCCGTCGCGGAGAAGGCCGCGCCGTCCGGGCGGATCAGCGGACGGGTCACCAGCGCGAAGGCGTTGCGGTGATAGACCATGTTCTGCGCGGTCACGCCCGAAGCCGTGCCCGCCCAGGTGATCGCCGCGTCGTTGGCGGGGGCAGCACTCACCGTCTGATAGGGGCCAGAGGTGATGATCGCCGGGTAGATGCTCAGCGTCACGCCGCCGCCCGCCGCCGAGGTGATGCCAGCCCGCACCGTGAACACTTTGAGGTGCGAGAGCGTCGCCTTCGTCACCGGGTTGACGTCAAAGACGCCATCGATGGTGAAAACGTCGCCTTCCCTGATCGTCACGGCGTTGCCGGCGCCCTTGACCAGCAGGTTCTGGGTCATCGTGGCCTTCGCGGTCGCGTAGGTCACGTTCTGGTTCGCGCCATCCACCAGCGGCGTGGTGTTGGTGCGGGTGCCCGCCACGTGCGACTGCACGTTCTGCGCCTTGAAGAGTTCGACGCCCGCCACGTTGCCGAGGATCGCGCGCTCGTAGGCCGTTTCAACCAGACGGTCGGAGGACGTCAGCGCGGTCTGCGAGCCGGTCAGCGCCCAGTAGTCGCCCGGCGACAGCGCGGCGAACCGCTCGCCCTCGGGCACCGCCAGCACGTCGAGGCGCTTCGGGCCCTCGGCGAACTTGGCGTAGCTGTTGATCGCCGAGCCGGGCGTGCCGACCCAGTTGTTGACCTGCGTGTAGAGGGACAGCAGGTCGCGATCCACCTGGTTGGCAAGCTGGATCATCGCCGGGCGGATGTAGCGCGCGGAATACTCTTCGATGGTGAGCGTCAGGTCCTTGGAAGAGAACTTCCAGGCGACGTGCTTCTGCTTGTCCATCGAGACGGTCAGGCTGCCTTCCTCGACATCCTGCACGTTCATCGTCGCGCCGTCAGTCACGGAGAAATCGACGGGGCGGCGCACGGTGATAGTGTCGCCGACGCCGGTGTATTCGTCGGAGTAGTCCCGATACACGGTGCGCGCGGCGACCATGTTGTTGTTGAGTTGCATCAGCGCCTCGCGGGCGATGACGGTCGGCGTGAGAAGAGTGTTGCTCATCTGTGGGGGTCCTCAGTGCGCCAGCGGCGCCTGTTGCGGGATGCCCCGGCTATTGCTTCGCCGCTTGCTTGCGACGCAGCGCCACATACTCGTCGTATGTGCGAGCCGAGGCGGGATCACGGGACGGCGTGCCGGAACCGCCCAGGACGGGCGGCGGCGGCGGCGCCGATGAGACGCGACGGGTGACAGCGACACGCTGCTCCAGCCGCGCGATTTCCATGGCCTGTGCGAGCGGCGAAAGCTGCGCGATGCGCGCGGCCTCCTGCTTGTTCCTGCCAAGGTAGTAGGCGACATCGTGACCGGCCGCGGACTGCATGATCGCCTCGGCCATGTGCTGGCTGATCGGCGTGCTCGGGTCGGCGACGACCAGGTCGAAGTCCTCATACCGCGCGCGGGCTTCTTCCGCGCGCGTCTGGAACTGTGCGACGACGGCGGCTCGCTCGCGCTGCACGGCCTGCTGCTGTGCCATCTGGGCACGCTGGGCAAGCTCTGAATGAAAACGCTGCGCGGCCTTCGTCTCCGCCTTGGCGACCAGGTAATCCTCGTATGTCGGGAAGTCCTCGGGCTTGAGTTCGGCCGGGGGCGGCGCTGGTGCGGCCTGCTGCGGCGCGGGCTGCTGCATGACAGCCGCCTGTTGCCGCCAGTATTCCGCCTCGCGTCGCGCGGCCTCGCGCTCACGCACAAGCTCTCCAATGCGCTTCTGGATGGGTCGAGATTTCGGCTTGTCGCCGCCTTCGCCCTCCGCGCCGGCATCGTCGGCGGGGGCAGTCTGAGCCTGCTCATGCTCTGCGGCCGGCGAGTCCGCGTGATCCAGCGCCGAGTGCGCGGCAGGCTGTTCGCCTGTCACGGTGGAGTCGGTGTTCATCGTTGGTCCTTGTGCCGGGGAACCGCCCGGCGCGGCTGCTGCGGCTTGCCGGCTATGCGGCGAGCGGCAGAATCTTCGTCACGCGCCCACCATCCGGCCGACCATGTCGCTCCTGGCCGCGCGCAAGCCGTCTGGCGTCTCCACCGGGTCGCCGCGCCGCGTCATCACCGCGAACATCGCGTCCACGCCGTCCTCGTCCACGGAGATCG